CAGCATTACCTAATGCACTCTCTACACGTGCAGAAGCACCTTGAGGTGCAGAAGCACCACCTTGAGAATAAGCAAGCATTGGACTAAGTCCAGCTTTCTTCATGTCTTCAACACCACGCTGATAAGCAGTGTTAGACATTCTCTCTTGAAAATCCATTTGCTCACGAGTCTGAGCAATATTAGCCTGGTTAGCAGAAGTCGTACCTAAATACGAACCAGCTGCACCAGCTAAACCCCCTAATAAAGGGGAAATAGGTGAAATAGCCGAAGTAATCGGTTTTGCAATCGATGTTACGGCATCCAAAATACCACTAAATAAACCCATACTAACGCCCTTCGGTTGTTTGCTGACTACTGGTTACCCAGTAGTCCAGCTTATATAACATTAGAAATGGTCAATTAAACCAGGAACACTATACATTGGCATAGGTCTAGCCATCTTACAATCAAAAAACGCATCCATTAAAAACTGCTGACCGTTAGCAGATGCACCAACTGCAGTAGTACGGTCAATAGGAGGGGTCTCCTGAATAAACGTTGAATTCAACGTAGGAAGCGAAGTAAACTTCTGAGCGTAATGCCAAGGGTCAATCGTTCCAGATGAGGTAGACTTAAACAAACCTGTAATCTGAGAAGGTTTGTAACGGTACTCTGCCCAACGTTCCTGGTATCCAAATACATCATCATCAGTTGAAGTACCAGTAACATATATTTCCTTATTCAAAACAGCCTGCTCACCTAAATGAGCAAAAACAGGGAAATAGAAATCATAACGAGTCTCACGGGACCACATCTTAGGCAAACCTTGCTGATATGTTAAATCAGCACGTACGTTTACCAATCCAATTATGTATCCATGTTCTTGAGCATGATACGTAAAACCATGTCCCTGAGCCAATGCAGTACCCATAGCGGCCAAGTTACCAAGCGGAGTAGCACCACCAGAAATAGAAGTAGCAGACGTTTGTGCAACTGGATTGACGTTAACATAAGTAGAACCTCCACCAATATACTCTGGACGTTGCAAACGATAATCTTGAGGAGTCACACCAAAATGGGCGCGTAACAATTCTGTATAACGCGTACCACCTCGCGCATCGCGCTCAAGCAACTTCTGAATCTGAAATGACTGACGCAATTGATTAATTGTCGCAGCAGTAGCATCACTTAAATCAGCATATAAACCAGACTCACCAGAAGTAACAAGACCCAAAACAGTGTTTTGTGTAGGCAAAGCACCACCAGTACCTAAAACAGTACCAGCTGCAATATTATAAGCACCAGCACGTGCTTCTAATGTAGCACCAGTACCACCAGCACGAATACCATAATTCGTAGTCAAATCAGTTAGACCAACAGCTTTACCATTACCATAAATAGGCGCAGAAGTACCTAAAGGTAAAGTTACAGAATCACCCTTCTGAGGCCAAGGCAAAGCACCAGTAAAATAATCTTTGCGCTTACCACGACGCAACATAGAATAATCAGTAACATCATCACCGCTGTCGCCAGTATTAACAACAACAGAATTCTGTAAATTCTCGTCTCTAAACCACTCGTTATAAATCAAATTATAAGCTCGTAACGGTAACGCATTATGCGTGACCGTATTGCTGCCAGTAATCTGACCAGCAGTAGGAAGACCAAAATGGTCAAAAATAGAACCAACAGCATAACCACCAGCAGAGCTGGTAATCTGTGGAACAACATAAGAAATAGAATCACTTGGGTTCGCTTGCTCACCCATAAACTTAACCCAATTAGTCCATACTAATCGGTTAGGTACAAAAAAGAAAAATGTATCCAGATGCAAATTATCCATCACTGGAAACAATGGCGTAGCCAAACGAGCAAACATAGTTGCCTTAACATTGTGCATATCGCCTGGGAGGACTTCATCACAATAAATAGGAACTAAATAACCGCCATCAAACGTAGTTTTATGTGCGTATTGAGTATCAAAACTAGAACGCGGAATTTCCGCTTTAGGAACCATAGCAAAGCTATGAGAACTTACAGACTTATTACGATGCATAGCAATCTCCCGAAGTATTCCGTACCACTCTTACGAGTGATACGGTTATAAAAAACTTACTCACCGTCGCGAATCATAACATCCTTAGCGCGACTAATCAATTTAGGTGCAGCCAGTAAATCCATACTACCAGAATTATCATCATATGTACCTAAATAAAACAAATTAAAATCATCTGGGTGTTTATACAACTGATTATCATCATTCACACGATTAACTTCGTCTTGAAACTGACGAATAGCAACACCCTCAGATGCAACAAAAGCTGGACGACCATAAGCACCAGCTGCAGTATCTAAAATAGAAACAATAACCATCTTCATAAAAACTCCTTTAAATCTTACGTTTTAAAAGCGATAACTTAGCCAAAGCGACTTTTTCCTTTACAGCCAAACGCTCTAAAGTGTTATCTTCAAAATGTGAGCGACCTTCTTGCTCACGAGCAAATTGTATATCATCAAATGCCTCTGGATACAATTCTTTAAACTTATTATCATAAAAACGTGGTGGACGGCACTTCTTGCCACGCACCACAACCGAGTCCGTCGTATAAACATCGGACATGAACTTATCAAACCAAGCCTGACCAATACCAGGCTTAAGAGACATCTTATTAAACTCAGGTTTACGCTGAATAATCTCACCAGTCTCTAAATCGCAATACTGATAATGGGCACCCGCATCAACCACTTCGTGGTTTTCATTGACAGTAACCCCATTAATCTTCTTCATAATATATCGCGCAACATAAGCAGCAGACTCAAAGTTAACATCACCAATAGAGCTATAGCCATACGGCCAAAGCTCTTTAAGTATTTCTGACGTATATAAGATAGACCCAGTCTGCGTTCTTTGGAAAAACTTTTTATCTTCAAAATCAAGACCAAAGATACAAGCATGGAAATGAGGACGATCAAAAGATTCACCATATTCACCTGCCATATAAAAACGAATAGTCTTTCCAGTATAACGCTTTCTTAAGCGTTTCATAAACAACTGAAAATCCTCATAATGTAAAGAATAATCTTTAGGACAATGCTCATTAGCATATGTCAAAGTAATAAAACAATTACTAGTATGCATTTGTGCCTCATGCATACAACGAACAGCCCACTGACGTGAGCGTTCAAGGCGACAACCAACACACTGACCACAAGGCAATGACAAAGTACGGACTACATCCGCACCTGGTATCTCCCGCCAAATAATAGACTTGTCAGCGCATTGATAAGCCGTTAACGGCTTATAACACGCCATAAATTACAGTCTAAAACCACCGCGTTGCGGTGAAGTACGCATATTAATGCTCTTGGTCTTGCTTACGCCACGACGAAACTTCTTAGCTGCGCCATGCTTGCTCATTGGTTTTCTATAAAGGCTCATAACATTGCACTCCGTAGTTAATAAATGTGGTTTTGGTGTCACCTAGCACAGTTACATCAAGTAGAGTAACTGTGCTGCCATCCGCTTACGCGTCTGGCTTAGGTGTTTCTACTACAGAAACGACGGGTTCAACCACAGGTTTACCGTCAATAAGACCAATTTGAATCGCTTCATCGCGATTCTCTGCATTCTGCAAATAATTTAACAAAGCATTAGGGTCATGGTCAAACTTAGCCCTAATCTTAGCTGGCAAAGCCATAAAAGCCTCGTCAGCGGCTTTAATCTTATTCAATGCGGTGTGATAATCACCTACACCGGTAAAATCGCCATAAGACGGCTCTATTGGCGCCACAGGCATGCTGCCAGTTACACCAAATCGCTCAACTAAAACGTTAATATCACATTCATCCTTCATGTGTTGTTGAGCCAAACTCGGGTCTTGACATCTAAGACCAGACTCTTCCGAAGCAAGAGCCATATCGTAATTATAAGGATTACGAACAAAAACTTTAGACATTATTTAACTCCCATCTTAGGTATCAATTTAGAAAGCGCTCCAGAAGCGGAGCTTACACCAGTAGCAACATCACGTAAAGCAAAAGGACCATAACCAAAAGTCTTATAATAATCGCCTTCGGCCTTAGACTTTGGTAACAAATACTGCTCTTTCGCAGTAAGAGCAGATGCCATCTTAGCTTGAATATCCTTTAAATACGTATCCATAATAATACGCTTCGTTTCCTCAGGTATCTGTTTGGAACGTAAAACTTCATTAACAGTCTCAGCCTGTATCTTAGAAGTAGAAGCATCAATGTTCTGTTCTTGAGCCATCATATTCTGAACATTCTGAACACCAGTCATATAATTAACACCAGTCTGGGTTGCAGCCACACCAGAATTAACAGCATTACCTAATGCACTCTCTACACGTGCAGAAGCACCTTGAGGTGCAGAAGCACCACCTTGAGAATAAGCAAGCATTGGACTAAGTCCAGCTTTCTTCATGTCTTCAACACCACGCTGATAAGC